CTATCGACAGCCATGCAGCGGCACGTCAGCGCATGCGCGAGGTCAGCCGGGCGCGCCGCACTCGCCACTGAACGCCCGAAAAGCAGAATGGCCCCTCAGCGAGGGGCCATTCTCGCAATCACTACTGTAACGTTTCAACTCACTCGGCCGCTCCTCCCCCACCCCTGTCCCGCCCGGCCGATCCCCTCGATCTCTGCGTTTTCCCAGCTCACGAGCTATTGCATCTGAGCAGTGATGACTGTAGAGTGGAGGCATGACGAACACAGAGCAGGGCAAGCGTCAGATCAACGCGTGGCTCACGAAGTACAACCTCTTCCTGAACGACGTGACCGACGCGGAGATCGAGCGGATTGCCGCCGCGTACCACGCAGCCATCGGCACCGATCACGAGCAGGCCATCGCCGAGGACACGGAGCGCACCGTGGCGATCCTGCGCAAGGAGTACCGCAACGCCGAGCCCAGCATGCGGGGGGACATCATCTGGCGACTCGCACTACTGGGGGACGACGTATACAACCGCGTAAACCTCTCCGAGGACACCGAGGACGACACTGAGGGCGACCACGTCATCGCCGAGGACGACACCGAGGAGGACGCGCGCAGGATCGCCGCCCTGCGCGAGCAGTACCGCCACGCCGCCGACTCGCGCACGCGAATGGACATCATCTGGCAGCTCGCCGCCCTCGGCGATGACGTGGTCGAGTTCACCTCGGCGTCAGAGGCTATTGCATCTGAGCAGTGATGACTGTATAGTGGAGGCATGACGAACGAGATGGACCGCCACCAGGGAATGCAGCGCAACGTGCTCGGCAGCTTCATCGGCTGCAACTGCAGTAGCTGCAAGAACATCATCAAGCAGATCGAGCAGGACAACGAAATGAGCGGCACGAAGACGGTCGACCTGTACAAGGACGGTCCGGCTCGGGGGCCGCGCTCCTAGATCGTCGACAGATCAACGGCCACCTCCCCGGTGATGACACGCTGGGGGAGGTGGCCGTTGCGTTCTTGGTTGCAGCACCTCGGACGACCGGTGCGCGCTCCCGTGCAGACCGGGCACGGGTAGTTGCTACCGTGCGCGGGCCGGATGTTCCACGGGTCGTAGGGATCTCCGCCATCGGCCAGGCGCACCACGTGATCGCCCTCGTAGGCGTCCGGGTGACCGCAGATCCAGCAATCAGTGCCCCAGATCCTCCATGCCTCGCGCTTCGCGTTGCGCCACCGCGTCCCCCGGCGACCGACGTTCGCCGGATCCGGATTTTCGTACACCCTGGCCATGCGGACAGCCTAGAAGCCCTCAGGACATCCTGAGGGCTTCTGACGTCACACCGAGATCCTGGACACCGCGGGCATGGGCCTATGGGTCAGGAACAGGCTGCTGGCGGCATCGCACACAGCCGATCCGCCATCTATCGCCGTCCAGTAGCTCGACTCGGCGATGAAGATCTCTCCTCGCACCTCGACCGGCCACTGATCAAGCGCGATCCCGGCTTCGCAGTGCATGCACTGTGCTCGCCTCACGCGTCCCACCCCGGCGTCTGGCCTATCAGCCACTTGATCATCTTGACGCGATCCTCATGACCTACGCCTATGCAATTCTCGCTGTACTCGTCCTCGATACAGATATCCACCTCTCCGAAAGAGTCCACCGCATACATATCCATGCTGAACTGTGGCGAAGATGCGGACTTGATCCGCGCAACACCCTTGCCGAGGTCTTCCCAGCTCATCGGAAACCGTCCTTCTGTCTAGCGGTGCGCGTATCGATGATCTTGCGTAGAGCCTCGCCCTCGTACAGCCCCCGGCCGAGCGCGCGAATCTGTGCCCAGCGGCCAGCCGCAGCCAGCACCCCCGGAAACCCGCCCATCCCCGTAGCCAGGCTGGCATCGTCATAGGCAGCCCTGATGGCTTTGCGGGCGGCGTCCCGGGACTTCTGAAGGGCCTCCCCGTTGGCCTTGATGTCCGCGAGTGTCCCGGCCCAGCTCTTCAGGGCCTCGTCAGAGGTGTCCGGCATCGTCAGGAAGGCCGTGAAGTCCGTAATCGAGCAATCGGCGTAGGGCGGAAAGCCAGGCCCCCAGATCATCGTGCTGTCCCAGGTCCAGCTCACCCGACCGGCCGCCGGTGAGGTGGCGATCGCGTAGCCGCGGTGATCGGTGAGCGGATGATGACCGAATCGCACTCCGATGAGGTGCCGCAGCGTCCCGGGCACTCCGGTCGTGGCGTGAGGTGACCGGCCACGGCTGTACTGCACCTTGACCTGCCAACCCGCCTCCTGGCCGATCTTCATCAGCCTGATGACCGAGCCGGGCGTATCGACCGGCATCATGTCCCAGTCCGAGCGCACCTCGGGTTCCGGGTAGGACTCCTGTTCGATCTTCCACGGGTCGTGCAGGAGCATGGCCTCCAGCCTCTGACGCGAGCTGACGAACTCCATCAGTCCTCCTTGCCGATCTCGCGCAGATCCGGCTCGATCCCTTCGGGCTGCTCCTGACTCAGGTCGAAGACCATCTTCATCGCACAGTCGTAAATGGCTCTCATCTCCGACAGGGCGGCGTAGGACTGCGCGGCGAGATCCTTCCAGTCCTGAATGCTGTTCTCGGGGTACTCCGAGACGTTTCGCGGGCGGATAACGAAATTTCCGCGATCGTCACGAGGTCCGTCGAGGTCGTAAAGCGTGGTCCGCACGTCCCACTGCACGATGAGCCAGTTCAGACGCTTTTTGGCACTCCTGATCTGCGCAAGAATTCCGCGGCGCATGTCGGCTCGGGGGGAAACGCTTTTGCCCATGTCCTAGCTCCTGACTTCGCTCGTGCTCAGTTCTCGCGCGTGACCTTGACGACGTGCGTGCTGCCCTGCGGAGCGTGCTCGCGCAGATCCCGCTTGATCTCCTCGATCTGCTTCTCGGTCTGGCCGGTCCGAGTGAACCGCCCGGCCTGCTTGCTGGTCTCCCAGGAAACCTCTGCGCTGTATGTCATGACTCCACTCTACAGTCATGACTGCGGTTTGGCAAGCAAAAATGCCTCCCCGAAGGGAGGCATTTTCTAGGAGATCGGCCACAGCCGCAGGATTGGCCGAGACGTCGAGGGACGAGTGTTGGAGCGCTGAGCGACCATCACGGACGCCCTGCCCCCCTCTTCCAGGTAGACCTCATTCGCCAGGGCCAGGGCATCGCGCAGGCTCGGCGTCTGCTCATCGACCCAGTCGAGTCGGTGAACGTAACTCCAGCCCTGCGGCTCCTTGACCATGACCCAGTGGCTGTAACGGGCCTTCTTGAGCGTGTCCATCGTGGGCTCCCTCTGTTGAGTTGTCCTTGCTGATGACTCCACTCTACAGTCATGACTGCCATCCCCGCAACCCCATGACTGTGGGGTTTGTCACAGCATCACGACTGTAACGTTTCAATCCCGACGGCCCTGCCCTCCAAAACCGCCATCTAGCTGGAGTTTTGGAGGACTTTGGAGGGTAGAACCGTCGGGATGCAACTAGCCCTCGGACGCCTCAGAAGCCACCTCGCGCCGCTTGCCAGGGCGCCTGGTTCCTCTCCAGCGGTCCAGCTCGGCCAGGGGGAAAACGGGCCGGTTGTACTGCCCGTCCTTGGTGTAGCCGGACGGGATCGGCCCATTGCCCCGCGTACAGTAGGCAGAGAGCGTGTTGGGCATGATCCCCAGGTACTGAGCGGCGGCTTTGTAGCCGATGGCTACCGGATCAGTCTTCATGCGTATCTCCGATCTCGCGGACTTCGAACGTTATGCCAGGAATGTCCACATCGTCCGCCCAGCATTTGTAAACGTGCAGGTGAACCACCTGTGCGTCATCCGCAATCACGCCCGCGTCCTGTAGCGCGTCGTGCAAGGTGCGGGCGTGTTTCTCGATGTCCCCCGAGTTGCGATGCGTGGGATACGGACCGGCGTGACTGGGGACGGGCTGACCGGTCGGCTGACCGTTTTTGATCTGCATCCGGCGCTCGATGCTGACCCACATCCACACGGCCAGCGGGCCCGTCATCCGCGGGCGACCGGACCAGGCGAATTTCGCAGCTCGGGCGTAACGCTCCCGGGCCTGCACGCCGTTCTGCGACTCCTCGGTGACCACCACGCGCTGTGGAAACCGCCTCTTTGCGCAGCGTGTGCACCACGCCTTGACGGAGCCTTTCGGGCCTGGAGTGCCCGGCACGGTCAGCAGGAGGCCGGGCATCCCCGGAGAACCGCTCAGAGCGTCCGTAAGGCCACTCATGCCCGAACCCTGCCCCCGACTACCACCGAGGCCTTTTGAGCGCTCAGCGCGGCTCTCAGCGGGCGCACGGGGCCGAACTCACGGTCGAGGAGGGCATCGAATTCCCTCATCCGCACCACCTGACCCAGTCGGGTCGGCTCGCCACCCGGCCCGATCAGCCCGGCCTCGGCCAGTGCGCCCCGTACGGCCAGGGGGTGGCCGGTGACGCCGTCGATGAGTGCGGAGATCTCCGCATCGCTCAAGGTGCGCTCGAACCTGATCATGATCTCGTCCTTCCGTGGGTTTCGCCTAACCCTACAGTATTGACTGCGAATCCGCTCTTTTCTAGTCATTCGACTAGGGGTTTCGCCCTGTGCAAAGTCCGACCTGTGCGCAGCACCCTCTCTCCTAAGAGAGAGAGAGGATGTGCACACCTTGCATGGTGACTAGGTGTGCAAGCCTGTGCAAGCCTGTGCAAAGTGCTGGTCAGACCCTGTGCAAGCCTGTGCACACCCTGTGCACGGACCCTGTGCAAATGCCTGTGCAAAGCCTGTGCACGCCAAGATCGTTTGCACAGGCATTTGCACAGGGTGATACTAGGTTAAATCAGACATTCTGTAGCGGGGAGTGGGGCGGTCGTCGGAGGTCACCTTCCCGTCCTCGCACAGCCTGTTCAGGGCTCGCGTGTACACCGATCTGTCATATTTTGTCCGATTGCCGTTGCCCGCCTTCAGGGCCTCATTACCGAGGGCCTGTATCTCCGCCCGGCTCAGGCCGTTACCCCTCGGGTCATGCTCGGCCAGCATCATCAGGACCAGCCTGCGAGCCTCGTCGGTCTCCCCCTCGGCCAGCAGGATTGCCGCGCCACGCTCCCCCGGGGACACGGCATCGCGAACCTGGACCTGCACAAACGCGTTCGAATCCCCCACCACCAGCGAGGTGACTTGCTGGCCGTCCTCATCGACGCCCACAGGCACTACGCGCAGCACCAAGTCGATCCTGGCCGTGTCGTCGGTGTCCTTGCTCTTCTCGCACGTGAGCGTGGCCCTCAGCCCCTTGTCCGGCCTGGTCAACTTCCATTCGGCATCCTGTGCGCCGTCGATGGCGGACGACCCCCGCGCGTCATTCCCGTTGCGGCCCGTGTGATGCACAACCAGCACGCAGGCCCCCGAGGCTTGCTTCAGCCGCTCTACCCCGTCGAGGAATATCCCCGTGTCCCTGGCGTCGTTCTCGTTCAGTCCCACGGTCATCCGGGCCTGCGTGTCCAGCACGATCAGGCCGGGCCGCATCTCCCGTACCAGCTCGACCAGCTCGCCCCACTGTTCGGACAGCCCCGCCCCGCCGTAGCCGCGTGCCTGCACGGCCACCGGCAGCACTCTCAGCCTGTGCGTGCTCTGGCCGTGCGCGAACGCCCACGCCGTCAGCCGCTTGCCGATGCCGTGCACACCCTCACCCACCACGTACAGCACGTCTTCCTGGCGGGTTTTCCTGCCCATCCACGGGCGGCCGGTCGCGATGTGCGCGGCCCAGTCCAGCGCCAGGAAACTTTTGAAACCGCCGGGCGCGGCGATCAGCCACGTCCCAGAATGCTTGGTCAAGATGCCCTTGATCAGGTGTTCAGGTGCGGGCATCGCCCTCAGGTCGGCCAGCGTGACGAGTTGATCTTTCAGGCTCTTGCCGCGCTGACCGGGCGCGGGGCTCTGGCCGGGTGCCGTCTCGGGCACCTCTGTCCAGGGCTGCTCAGAGCCGAAATCCAGCCCCCGGCTGATCTGCTGACTGACGTATCGTTCGCCGTGCGCGGCTACGAATCCGTTTGCCCTGCATACGGCCATGATCGCGTCGTGAGCGTAGTCGTAGGACCAGAAGACATCGATCCCGTGTCCCGCCATCGGGGCGATTCGAGTGGCGACCAGGTGACTGCGCGAGCTGCCCTGCTCGATGAGGCCCGCCAGCTCATGCAGCTCCTGCCCGAGCATCGTGAACGCGGCCCGCCGCGTCTTCGGACCGCCGCCACGCTCGAAAAGCTGCCCATCATCCTGACCGTTTTTGATCAGGGGCGCTTCGCGCCGACCGGCCTGCCTGGCGGCCATCCGCTCGATCACGACCGGCGGGACCGCGGGCAGCTCGGTGAGGTCCTCCGGCTCCGACTCCCATGTCCACGCCCCGCCCCTCGGGTCGGCACTGGGCGGCAGGAAGACGAATCCCCCCTGGCCGCGCACGTCCACCCCGTCAGCCACCGCGCCGGAGTTGTCCACGGTGACCGGGTGCGCGTCGTCGGCCCGGAACCAGTCGTGACGACCGCCTGAGGGGGTGTTCACCCTCAGCTCGCTCTTCTGCCCGATCGCGTCCCACTCCTGCGGTCCGCGTTTACCGTCGGAGACGTCCTGGTCGATCACCACCACGCCCGATTTGCCAGTATCCGCAGCCAGCGCGCACCCCTGCCACGGACCGGTGAACCAGCCGATGATCGTGGCGGGGTCGGCGGTGCTGGCCGAGCGCCAGGCCGCGATCGGGCTGACGTCCTTTTTGCCGTCCCCGCGCACTCCGAGCCGTACCGGAAAAACCGCCAGGCCTTGCGCGGCGTACCGCAGTGCCGCGTCCAGAATCGGATCGGCATCATCTGTCTCCAGCGGCTCGGGCTCGAACAACTGCGTCATGCGCTATGCTCCGATCTGTTCTCTTTCGTGGGAGACACGAGACGGCCCCCGATTCGCCCCTCCCCTGGGGGAGGTACGCGCTCGGGGGCCGTCTCGTTACCCCGGAGACTCGACCCTAGTACCGGACGAGCAGGTGCAGGTGCATCCCGATCAGGGATGCGTTGTACGCGGTCAGCAGGACCAGCACACTGGTCAGCAGGCGCCTCATCTTCCAGGTTTTCACGCTTCGAGATCTTGCGGCCGGTACTGCTCGATCAACCGCTCCAGCCAGTCAGGACAGGGCTCCTCGGTCCACCTCGACCAGCTCCGCCTGCCTCGGATCGTGTCCGGCGTGCCATCTTTCTTGATCTCAGGCCCGGAGACGACGACCCAGGCGGTGGACCCGTAGAACACCTCCACCATCTCCGCCTGGACGGCTCGCGGGTGCGTGCCGGAGTTGAAGAGGGGCCTGTCCTCTCCCTTCAGCTCAACGGCGACGCTGGAATTGATCACTCTGGTTTTCATGGGACTCCTTCGCGGGGTCAGGTTTTCACGCTTCGAGATCTTGCGGCCGGTACTGCTCGATCAACTGCTCCAGCCAGTCAGGACAGGGCTCCTCGGTCCACCTCGACCAGCTCCGCCTGCCTCGGATCGTGTCCGGCGTGCCATCTTCCTTGACCTCAAGCCCAAAGACGATGACCCACGCGTCAGGCTCGTAGAACACCTCCACCATCTCCGCCCGGACGGCTCGCGGGTGCATGCCGGAGTTGAAGAGGGGCCTGTCCTCTCCCCCCAGCTCAACGGCGACGCTGGAATTGATCACTCTGGTTTCCATGGGACTCCTTCGCGGGATCAGGTTTCCGGTGCGGCTAGCGGGCCGCGAGCAGGCGGCGGATCAGGGCAGCCACGTCGGTCCCCTCGTAGATCAACGACTCAGTGCCCTCGTCGTCGTAGCGCGTCGCGGTCCACCACTCGACGTCCGGGCCGTCGTCGGTAGGCTCGAATCCCACGACGATGTGCCCTGCGTCGATGTCGATCAGGATGTCCCCGATCGGTAGCAGCATGATCCGGTCGACGTCGATGCTGGTCTGCATGAGGCGATCCATGATGCGCATTTCTTGCTCCTTCGTGGGCGCCGGTGCGGTACGTCCACCACCCTACAGTCATGCATGCTAAAGTGCAACCCATGAAGCTTCCTTTCCGCGCGCTGGCCGCGCTGCTGGCCGCGCTGGGCCTGTCCCTGACCCTTGGCGCCACCCCGTCCTACGCGTCGTCCGTGCACGGTTGCCCGGACGGGTACGTGTGCCTGTACCAGTGGCTCGACTACGGAGCCCCCTCCGGCGATGCCAACCCCGGCTGGAAATCCACCCTGACGAACCTGTACTACGCGCCGAACTCGTGCATCAACTTGACGGCCCCCATGGCGTACTGGCCCAACGGCACCGCCGTGACCGACAACAGCGCGAGCTTCGTCGTCAACGACAGCGGGTGGGGGTCCGGCTGGCACGTCGACGTATTCGACTGGGTCAATTGCAACTACTCGGGCGGTCTTGCGTCCAGCAACGATTTCCACCTGGGGGACACTCTCTGGCCCGATCTGCGAGAGATCGGCATCGCGTCCGGGCTCTACGCGTATCACCGGATCACGTCACTGCGCCTGACCTACACAGGGTGACCGCGTAAGCTCCTCTGCGGGAAGGCGGGCGGTGCATGGGAGCGCATGCACCGCCCTTTCTCTCTCCGGCCCTTGACCGTGAGGCGCCAGGGGCCTACAGTGGTCACTGCTAGGTCACATCCCACGAAGAGGAGGATCCGGTGACGCCTGAAGAAATCGGACTCATCGAAGCCGCGCTCAATCTGGCCTTCGACAACCCCAAGCCTGGCAGCTGGCCGAGGTCCTCCCAGGGGGGGGCGTTCGGGCGAGCTGTCGAACAGTTCCTGGGCGCGTGCCCGGAATGCCGTTCCGGCAGGCACAGGTGTCCCGAGGACGGCAACGCGATTCCGCACGGCTTGCTGACCTGTGAGGCTCACAACGATGCATCCGTCAGCGCCGAAGTGCCCCGGTGGATCCCGGCCACACTCGGCGCGGCCCTGGCCAACGACCGGATCCGCATCGGTGTCGACGAGTGCACCGTCACTCGCAGCACCTACGGGGTCTGGAACGTGACGAATGAATGGCGTCCGCGCAAGTGGCGGCATGCTGAGCTGCGGATGGACCTGACGGCGAACCCTGGGCTTCAGCAGTACGACCCGGCCACCTCATGCGAGATCCTGATGAGCCCCGAGCGGCACGCGATCTTTTTGCTCACCGAAGCGTTCCCGGGGGCCGTCGTGGCCGAGCAGCGCTGCTCGTGCGGCGTGACCGGCGGAATGACTCACGACTGTGAGACTGCGGGGAGAATCTCGTGAGCTTCGGGGCGAGGTACCAGACACGCTGTCCGGCATGCGGGAACAGCATCCTGCCTGGTCACGAGATCGAAACGGTGGGCGGAGATCGCCTTGAGTACGTGCACGCCGAGTGCGCCGAGGAGTACGCGCCCGAGCCGCGTGACTACGCGGCCCCGAAGAGTAAAAAGCCGATCCCTGTGATGCCGCACGGGAAGACTGCCGCCGACCGATGCGAAGCCTGCTTCATCGTGCACGCGAGCGGTCAGCGGGAGTGCTGGTGAGCACGGTCGAGGATCGGGCCTATCAGCGCGAGGCGATCGAGGCCCTGCACGACGGGTGGCGCTCGGGTAAGCGCGCCCTGGCCGTTGTGCTGCCGACGGGGACAGGGAAAACCACGGTTTTCAGTCTGCTGGCGGCGCGCTTCCTGGACGAGCATCCCGGTAAACGCGTTCTCGTGCTCGCGCACACCGAGGAGCTGATCACTCAGGCCACGCTCAGGCTGCGCGGCATCGTGACGGGCAAGCGGGTCGGGATCGTCAAGGCGCACCTGAATCAGCCGACCGCACACGTGGTGGTGGCATCGGTGGCCACTCTGCGCAACGCGAAACGACGCAACCAGATCCGCAATGTCGGGCTCGTCATCTGTGACGAGACGCATCGCGCCGCCGCGAGCACCTATCAGGCCATTTTCGAGCACTACGGGGTGATCGGGCCGGACGGCGAACAGGCCCCGGCCGACGGTGCCCTGCTGGCCGGATTCACGGCCACATTCGTCCGCTCCGACAAACGCAAGCTGGGCGACACCTTCGAGGACGTCGTCTATACCAAGTCGATCGAGTGGGCGATCCGGAACGGATTCTTGATCAACTTCCGGGGTAAGCGCGTCATCGTGCCCGACCTGGACCTGAAACGCGTCGGCACCCGGGGAGGAGATTTCAAAGACGCCGAGCTGGCCGAGGAGCTGGAGCGCTCCCTTGCGCCCCAGGTGGTGGCCGAGGCCTACATCGAGCATGCTGCCGACCGGAAAGGAATTGGCTTCGCCCCGACGGTCGAGTCGGCTCACCTGTACGCCGACGCTTTCCGCGAGCTGGGCATCAGTACAGAGGTGGTCAGCGGCCGGACGCCTGACGCTGAGAGGCGCCTGATCGTCAAGAAACTGAAGTCCGGAGAAATCCGCGTGGTGTGGAATTGCGCGGTTTTCACCGAGGGATTCGATGAGCCGAGCATCTCCGTGGTCATCATGGGGCGCCCAACCAGGTCGGCGGGTCTCTATGTGCAGATGGCCGGTCGGGGCGGGCGGCCGGACAAAGAATCCGGCGTGCCTGTGCGTGATCAGGATTGTCTCCTGCTCGACGTGACGGGCGTGAGCCGGGACATGAGCCTGCGGGCGTGGATCGACTTGTCCAGCTCACCCGAGGTGGTTGGCCAGCACGAGGAGCTAGAGACGCTGCTCGACGCCGAGGAGCTGTTGGACGAGATCGAGGAGAGGCAGGCCTCGGAGAGCGACGAGCCCGAGGAGTACATCGGCGTCACCGAAGTGGTTGATTTCGATCCGATCGCTCGCAGTGAGTATTCCTGGATGCGCACCGACGGCGGCACGCTGTTCCTCCCTGCCCAGTTCGCTTACCTGGTCCTGGTCCCCGGCCAGCACCAGTTGTCCGGCGCGGACGCTACCGAGCCCGAGCCGACGTGGGACGTCATGTTCCTGAGCAAGGACGTGTTGTCTCCGATCGGCGGAGAGCAGGCCGGGCTACTTTTCGCGGGTGCCTGGTCGATCGAAGAGGCCATGAGCCGCGCCGAGCAGGCGCTGGAGGAGCCGGGCGGGGAACGCTTCGGCTCGCTGAACACAGGCAAGAAGGCATCCTGGCGCCGGGTCAGGGAAATCTCAGCCGCTCAGGTGCGGCACCTGAGCAGGCTGGGGATCGCTGAGAAGCTCGTGGCCGGTATGACCAAAGGTCAGGTCAGTGACCTGATCGAGCAGCGTAAGGCAACGCAGCGCATCGATTTCATCATGTCGATGATCAGTACCACAAATCCCTCCTGAGCCCCTTGCAATCTGACAGTCATGGCTGTAAGCTAGACACATCAGCAGGCAAGAGGTTCAGAAAGGGGATCGAGATGAACACTCAGGAGATCACGGAGCACATCACCCGCTTCATCCGCGAGTCGGGTGAGCCGGTGGCCGACTTCGACGTCGACGCCATCGTGAGCGAGATCAACAACGTGATGTTCGACGAGGGGGTCTCCAGCCCCGAGGACATCGACCCCCAGCTTTTCGTCGACATCATCGCCGAGCACGACATCTCCCACTGAAAGGACCGGACATGGGCAAGCACGAAGAGGACAAGGCGCCGAAGGGCTACAAGGGCGTTCACCGAGGCAAGCGCGAGCGAGCCGTTGGCCGGGTTCCCAGCAACACCGACGGCCACACCCAGGTCATCCAGACGTTCCGCATCGCGGGTTCCGATCTCCCGCCGCGCGGCCAGGGGATCACCCGCGAGGACCGATGAGCAGCAAGAGGCTGCATAAACTCCTCCGGCCTCTGGCCGAGGCCATGCAAAGAGCAGGCTGGGAGAGGTCGGAAGGCGGTAACCACGTCTGCTTCACGGCTCCGGACGGGACCAAGATCGGACTACCGCGCTCGTCCAAGACCAGTTCCCAGCGACAAGTAGCCAACATTCGGGCGCAGATCAGGCGTGCCGGGCTGGACATATAGAGGTCATCCCTCGAAGCGCAAAGGGTGCGCACGGTCACTGAGCGTAATCGGACCCGGGTTCGAGTCCCGGCGAGGGAACGAAAGAGAGGATCGGGCAGATGACTCGTAGCGGATACGGAAAGTTCCTGTTCTGGCTGTTGCTGACCTTGGCGTTCGTCAACCTGGTGGTGGGCCTGCTGGTCGCGCTGACCGACGAGGCGAGCTGGTCTCGCGCGCTGGCATCGCTGATCGGTGTCGTCGTGTCACTGGGCGGGGCGATCATGATCGACAGGGAGAATCGGTGACCGAGGAATCTCAGCTCTTCGGCCCGGCTCCGCAGAAGGAGCCGAAGGTCTTCGGCAACGTCTACAACGGCCGGTACCACCTGCCGTTGTTGCCGGGGGAGTCCGGCACGCGCAACGGCGGAGATCATGTGCCGGGTGGCGTGATGCGGATGACCAACCTTGCGGGTGCGCTGGAGGACACCAGGGCACTGAGCGTGTGGGAGCAGGGGATGACGCTGATCGGGCTCGGGCTGATGCCGGAGCTTTACGAGGAGTTGTCCCTGATGGTGCAACAGGCGCAGGCCGACGGCATCGACTTCGCCCTGTTGCGTAACTATCCGGAGCTGAAGCAGGGGCTTGCCGGGGCACACTGGGATCAGAAGATCACCGATGCGTCGATCGCCGGAAAGGCGCGTGCGGCTGCACGTGCAAGTGCGGCTGCACTTCGTGGCACGGTCCGGCACGCTGCGTGGGAGCATTTTATCGAGACGGGCACTCTGATCGGCACTCAGGAAGTTCGGGAATCGACGCTGCGCACGGCCGCTCTGCTCAACGATGCCGGGCTGACAGTCGTCCCCGAGCTGACCGAGCGGGTGGTGCGCAACACCGTCCTCGGCGCCTCAGGAAGATTCGACAACATTCTGTTCGAGCAGGCCACGGGCCGGATGTTCATGGCCGATCTGAAAACCAAGGCCACGCCGTATTTCAGCATGCTGTCGGTGGATATCCAGCTCGCGGGGTACGCCTACGCCGAGAACATGCTGACCAGGGACGGCCAGGGCTACGAACCGGGGCCGATGGGCAACGTGCAGCCCGATCGAGGCGTCATCATGCACGTGCCGTCCGACGGTTCTCCGGCGCGGCTGGAGACGGCCGACATCAGACGGGGGTGGGCGAACGCCATTCTCGCCAGTCAGGTGAACGCCGAGCGCGCGTACGGACGGTCAGCCGATCGGCTCGGGCGGATGCAGTGGGAACCCGCCCCGGATCCGCTCGATGACGGCCAGGGCGGGCGAACATTCATGATCGATGGTCAGCGAGACGAGTACTGGATGGACGATCCGGACAGCCCGATGGCCGGTCGGGACTAGCTCTGGGGACTGGTGACGTTCACGCTGACGACGGACTGCGTCAAGGTCAGCGTGAGCAGGCCGGTATTGGTGATCGGCACCGTGACTACGCTGGCGGACGTCTTGACGGGCGTCCCGACGGTTACGGTGCCGAGGGCCAGCGCCGGGCCGTCGATGAATGCGCTGGCCACGTAGCCGGTATCGGGCTGCGCGGGCTTGATCGTAACGGCGATGTTGGTCGACCCCACGACCAGCGAGCCGAGGATGGACTGGCCGTATCCACCGTATTTGGACTTGGTGGCAACGACGCCGGTGGCGTTCGATCCGATGACCGATGACCACAGACTGTACTTGCCCACGTACTGAGAGTTGGAGAGCCCGTAGTCCACCGGGCCATAGGTAGACCAGACGACCCAGTCCCCGACGTTGAGATCGACGTTGTAGTCGGTGGTGTCCGGCCCGGCTACGTGCACCTGCAAATGCGTGCCGGTGTCGGAGACGACGCTGACCGTGCGAGATCCGAGGTAGATCTCGGTGTTGATGGCGGCAACGACATCCGTGGTGCTGCTACCCGATCCCGTGTACTGCGCGGCGTACATCAACCGCGTGACGGACTGCATGAGACCAGTGTGGACAGATGCGAGTAGACAGAGAAGAGGTATTTTGGGTGGCTAAGCAGTATGAGCACAAGATCGTCAAAGATGAGAAGACCGGCAAGACCAAGGTCGTGGCTGTCGAGATCAAGAAGCGTCACCAGGGCTACGACCCCGAGTACGACGTGCACGTTTTCAAGGAAGGCATCCTGAGCAGGATCTTCCGCAAGTGAGCGAGCGCGGGCACCGATACTTGAGTACGGCGTGCCTGCACGAGCAGCATGACTACTGCAAGGGCGCGCGGGGACAGGCCGGACCGAAAAAGCCTGCCACCTGCAAATTCTGCGGAGCGCGCTGCGTGTGCCCGTGCCACTACATCCTCCAGGCCCCGATCGCCACCATCAGGGTGGCATGAGTAACTGTCGGGTGCTAGAGTTGACACGAACGATTGAACTACTGAGATGAGGATCGAATGACCAACGCTTTCGCGGCTGCCGCCGCAGCCATGGCCCCGCAGATCTCCGAGACTGCCGCCGAGTCGACCATGGCCCGGGACACGAGCGGCAATCTGGCTCAGGCCTGGGCTCCCGAGGAGAGCCAGCTCTTCTCCGGCCCGGTGATGCCGCCCTCCCTGCTGAACAAGACGCATCTGCTGAACAGCGTGCGGACGGGCATCATCAGCCAGGCCCCGTACGACGTGCACGCCCGGGACTACAACACCAAGCTCCCGAAGTACTTCTTGAAGACTCCCGTTTTCGATAAGGGGAAGTTGCACAAGGTCGGCCCGATCGCGATCGATCCGGGCACGGGAGAGAAGAACCAGCCGGTCAAGGACACCGTGGTGGTGCTCGGCACCGACTACCGCTTCGACGCGGCCGAGAGTGCGGCCACGGGGCGTGACGTCAGTACCCCGGACGACGGCACGCGAGCGTTCTACGCCTCAGGTGACGACCTGAAACAGCTCCGCAACGAGATCCGCCGCCTTGGGTTGCGATCCAGTGCGGAGATGGTGGGCCTGCGGCTGACCGTCGCGCGGATCGGCCAGAAGCCCAACGACGGCGGCAACCCGTCTTGGATCACCAAGGTGACCTTGGAGCGCGTCTAGCGAGACCGGGCGCGGCGATGCCTAGGGGTGTTCGCCGCGCCCTCAAGCGCCTATAGCTCAGTGGTAGAGCCGTCGCAATTCCAGCGGAGGACGCGGGTTCGATTCCCGACAGGTGCACGAGGCCGGTTGTCAGCGGGTAGCTCCCGCGGGGCCCGGCCGACCCCACCTCTTCAGCCGGTAGCTCCGGCGAGCGGGTGGTTATCGGGGGAGCGGCACGGGGCCCATCACGGCCGAGTCGCGAGCTGCCCGGGACGTCATCCCGGGCGGGCCGCTCCCTATCCCCACGAAGGAGGATCATGAAACAGAGGTACCGGACCGAGCATTGTCAGGTATTCGACTCGCGCGGCGAGATTGTCGCGGAAGCGTTCGACATACAGACGGCACAGGTCATCGTTGATGCAATGAACGCCATGCGGCCGACTATCGGTCACATATCAGAGTTCACCGGCCGTCACGGCGAACTGACCGTCGGAGAGGTCACGCTCCCGGTCTACGTCACCCAGGTGACCGTGAAGAACGGCGCACCCAATCCGGCCACGATAACGGTGATCGACTCCGGTACGCCGTTCTGGGCGGAGGAGTCATGACGCGGCGCAAGGACGACAAGGCCAGCATCTCGGATGACCGGCTGGACGAGTACGACCAAAAGGTTGAGGACCGAGTCACCAAGCAGTCCCGGACTCAGACCACGAAGCGCGGCGGCGACCAGGAGGGGCGTTACGGCGCGATCGACTCCCACAAGAAGGGCGGGTGACCAAGCCACGGCCGGGCGCCCGGCCAGCTCTCGCGCTGAGCCACGATCAAGCGCTGACCATGCGCCTGCTGTATGCGCATGGCGCCGGGTATGTCGACCTGGAACGCCGGTTCGGGGTGGGGCGCAGCGTGGTCAGCGCGGTCATCCACGGCCGGTACTCGGCACTCCCGGCTGGCACGCGCAGCATTGCCCGGCCTCAGGGCACGGTGTTGCGTGAGGATGACGGGAGGTTGTACGAGTGTCGCTCGCGATCTTGCTCGGCTGGCTGATGCTGCCGGACTGGTACTAAGATCAACTTGCAGCGCCCTGGGTTCATGGCCCGGGGCGCTGTCCAGTTCTACCCCTTGCATCCTGGCAGTCATCGGTGTAGGGTTGAGTCATCCGGGCGGGGCGTGCGAAGTATCCGATGCGCTCCGCCCGCCAAGATCGTGATGGGCCGAGTCGCGGATAAGAGGTGGCAGCACTCCGTTTCATCGGATGCCCGTCTCCGGGCATATGCCGAAAGCAGAGAGCGACTGGACGGACCACCCGCCCCGCACCGTAACACCCCACGGAGGAGAGATGAGCTGGATGAGCGTAGAGCTGCCGGGAAACGGCCCGTGGCGCATCCTGGACGAATGTGAGTCCCGATACCACAACTCGCAGACAGCGGCCAGGGGCAAGACCCGGGGACAGATCAAGTGCGTGTGCCCGCGCGCCTTGGCCGTGTACGAGCAATACAAGGCAGCGCGCCGGGCGCGTGAGAGGGACTACAGCCGAGAGCGCTCCCGCCGGGCCGCGAACAGCGCCCGGAGCGTGCGGGCGGTCATCCGGCATGCCCCGCAACAGGTGACCATGCCGTTCCCGTTCCTGCCTGGCGCGGCCTGCCAGGGGCCGGGTGGCGTCGAGACCATGGATCGAGCGCTGGAGGCGAAGATGACCGCGGAGGGGATGCGCGAGATCGATGCCGCGAAGGCCCTCTGCGCCACCTGTCCGGTGATGGCCGAGTGCCGGGCGTTCGCCCGCGATCACGAGCGCCCGGCTGGCTCCTGGGGCGGGGTGTGGGGCGGCATGGATGCGTGGCAGCGCGCCGGGTTTCGGCTGGTAGGGACGGCGACCGGCATCAAGGTCGTGGCGGTGAGCTGATGCCGGTCGAGGCGTGTCAGACGTGCCACGGCCATGGAACGATCATGCGGAACGTGATCAAGGACGGAAAGTCTGTCTGGGTGGCCGAGAAGTGTCCTGCCGGTTGCCGCAACGGCAAGGTCAACAAGAAGCTGATCTAACCCAAGGACGTCAGGCGGTCTTCTCGTAGGGTGCGAGCCACGTCCCGACTGCCGTGACGATCACCAGCGCGCCGGTCAGCCAGGGCTGTACCGGGCTGGCGACAGGGATGACCCCGGAGCCGACCAGGGCCGTCAGGATCGCACCGAGCAAGCTGACGTACGCCTTGTAGTTGGTGATCTTGGTGTCGCTCATGATGATCTCCTAGTCGTCCGGACAGCCGAGCGAGATGCGGAGCTGCCGCATGCTGGCCGCGTTTCGGCGGCCGAGGTCAGTGGTAGGCGGCGAATCGTGGTAATTGTCGTCCTGCGCTACCACGATTGCACAGACGTCCGCCGTCATCTGTCGGCGCGCGTCACGCCCCTCTTCGGCGTTGCGCGCCGACACGGTCAGGCACAGAGTCGCGGCCAGCACCGCGGACAGTACCGACGAACCGACACTGACCGCGACCGGCCACCATCGGCTGTCACTCGTCACGGTCAGCTCGACGCTGGCGCCCTCGAACGGGTCGTTCGGGCTCGTCGTCACCAGCGTCCTCCCCAGATGTACCACGCGAGTCCGGCCAATCCGGCGGCGCTGGCCGAGATTCGCCCGACACGATAGAGCGTGCGAGCCGGGAGACCACCTCGCTTGCCCCCGGGACCCCCAGTAGTGCAGCCACTATCAGTAATAGCGGGACGGAGGGGCGGGACCCCGTCAGGGCCTGCTGATAGATGATCCCCCAACCCGCGAGAAACGTGACGACGTCCTTGAACACGGTGATCAGGGATGGACCACGGGACGACTTCCGCGTGGTGCTGGAACCGCGCCGCGCGCTCACTCATGCCCCGCCTCTCTCCGACCACGCATTACGCTCCGTAGTCTAATCGTCTGACAGTTCCCGGACGTGAACCGTGCTCACGCTCAGGATGCCAGGCGCTTAGCGATCTCGTCCGAAACGCCGGAGATGATCTGCTGAGCCTGTTCGGCCGGAAGTCCAGCGAGCACGCCGGAGATGATCGCCTGCACCTCGGCGGTGGGCAGCGCGGCGACAGCGGCAGCCGTGGCGAGATTCGGGATCAGGCTGAGCAACGGCCAGACGTACCCGCGCTTGCCGTCCGGCCCCGGCACTTGCTTTGCGTTGAGCAGTGCGTCGCTGAGCGGATTGTGGAAGCCACCCGCCTCGTCGGTGAAGTCGACGTTGGTGGTCAGCGCCTTCACGGTCGCGGCAGCTACCGCAGCGATTTCGTCAGTGGTCAGTGCCACGTCTTCCTCCATCCAGCCCGGGGCAACGATCCTGCTCAGCTCGGCCAGCGTGCCCCGGAAAGCGTTGGCGTCACAGGTGGTCTGTCCGCCGATGCTGGCGGAGGAGCCGTACTGCCAGATCTTCGGCATCTGGCCGGAGTAAGTCGTCCAGCCGGGGCCGGAGTCTCCGCCGACGCGAGAGTAGAGGGCCTTGAAGCCGGTCTTGGTGCTCGACGGGTAGTTGGCGTTCCAGAGCGGGTAGCCGAGGCCGTTCAGCGCGTTGCCGTACTGTCCCTTGCTCGCGTAGACGATCGGTACCAGCCTGGGCATGAGTACCCGTAGCCGCGCGCACAACCTCTGAAGATAGGCCAGGCTCGGCTTGGTGGCCGAGTCCCCGCCCCAGATCTCCGCATCCACCTGCAAGATGTGCGGAGCACTGCGCCACCCCGGGCACGCCGCGTCGAGCCGGGCGATCCACCGATCCGCCTCACCGGCCGCGCTCGGGTACAGGTCCGGCCGGGGCACCCAGTAAGTTCCGGTCAGCAGGGTGTTGTTCAGGGCGAGCGGCTTGACGTTGCTCCACCACTCGTCCAGCTCGGAATCGCCGCTGGACGAATCTCCGCCCGCTTTGTGAGTGATGAACGAAATTCCCTCGCTGAGCGCCGAACCGATCGAGGGTGCGTCGTAGTGGGACATGTCCCAACCGAAGATCGTCATGCCCTGGTCCCTTTCTCGTGCCTCTCGGTCAGCCTACAGGCCACGCTCGAACACGCACTCGAAGTAGCAGGCGTTCGAGCCACTGACCAGCGTATTTTGCGCGCTGTTCGCCGTATTGTCCTGCAACATGGTCAGCTCGAAATAGTCCGTCGTCCCGTTGGCCGAGTAAGTACCGCCGACCGTGTCCGTAAACGATCCGCTCGTCGGCGGCGTGGCGTGACGCTCCGGGCTGGTCTGCGTGGTGCCGTTTTTGCTGATTCCCGCGACCACGGTTGCATAGGTGCCCAGCGACGGCGCCCAGACGACGCCATGGAACCGATACCACCCGGCCACCGTCGGGGTGATCCGCGTGGTATTGGAGGACGTGGAGTGGAAGCCGTGCGTATCCAGCGTCTCGGTGGTGAATGTGATGGCCGTGGTCGTGTTGTCTGGAATCGACTGGCTGACCGTCTGCTGAAGAATGCAGGCGGGCCGATCCACTGATGCCTCGTAAATGGCATTGATGTCGACGGCGTAGATGATGTCCCCGCCGCCGTACGGATAGGGCATGATGACCTCCTATTTCGCGTAGCGGCCGGGATTGAAAACGTGCGCCTCTGATCCGCTGGGCAGCGTTTTGCTAATCCCGTTCACTGCCCGGGTGACGGACAACATCTGCGTGGTGCCGGACGAGTCGAGCAATTCGACGTCATCGAAATAAACCAGGGTGCCATTAGCCGGGGAGCCGGTGACGGACGGCCCGAACATAGCCTGAGTGGCAAGCGCGGGGGCTACCACCGAGGTAGTGACCTTGGTCCACACGCCCGCCGTGTTGGTGGTGGCCGTGACACCGCCGGAGGAGATGAATGCAGTGCTGGAGTCGTACCAGTTGATCGCCCCGCCGAGGTTGACCACGCTCGCGCAGTACACCCAGAAGACCAGGCTATAGGTGCCCCCGGCCACCACGCCCTGACGGTAGGAGCCCGTGGCCGAGCGCATCGAGACCGTGGCCGGGGAGCTGGCCACGGTGATCAGGGCGGACTTCTGGCCGGAGTGCTTCTGGGCGGTCGAGGAAGTGAGCGTGGAGGTTCCGCCCGCCGTCAGCGTCCACCCGGCGACTCCGGCCTCAAATCCGCCGACGTCGTTGCCGCCACCCCCAGGGGACGACGCATCGACTACCGTCATCCGCTCGCCGGAGATCACGATGTCGTAGGGCACGGCGTTCTTCGACCAGAAATTGTCACTCGCACAGGTGGTGCGAATGAGCGTGGTCGAGCTGCCGTAGGAAGCGACCGTGGTGAGCGCCTGTGCGTCCATCCTGGCCGTGTCGTAGACGCCGTAGCGGAACACGTCGTAGGGGACCGTGAGCAGAGTGACCTTGCGCCGGTGAGTGCCCGTCGATGTCTGCACCCCGATCACCATCAGGTAGATGGTCTCCTCGCGGTACCCGGTGACCGTGATCAGGTCGCTCGGGCCGCGCACCGTGGCAGTAGCGTCCAGAGACGGATTCGCATCGATGTCGATGACGACCTGGGGGTAGCGCGCGCCGAGCACGCTGAGCCGGTTGAGCCAGTATTTCGCCAGGCTCGGCAGCAGGCTCGTGTCCTGCACGTTGACGTTGACCGTCTCCTTGACCTCACCGATGATCGATGCGGTCAGCAAGCCCGTCGTGAGCTGTGCCGTTGCCGACGGGCCGTCCCGTTGCGTCACCGTGACGGTGTTAGCTACGTCCAGGCCATCGATGACCTTGGTGAACGGTGTGCCGACGTTCGTCCCGTACGTGAGGGCCATGGCTACCGAGTTGGCGCGCACCGTCGGGTTGGTGGCGAAATAGATCATCGGCCCGGCGGAGCGCCGGTCGAACAGCATGCCGTCTTCGGTGTCGACACATTCTTTGAGCTGGTTGAACACGGTGTCCGTGCGCTGCGGCCCCATGACGGCGGTACCGGCCGTGCTGACGGTGTACGGAATCCCGGCCAGGGTGCAAATGCGGGCGAACCGCGCACTGGTCAGCTCCCCGGCGAAGCCGTTGACGGCCTGAATCTGGTCACTGGAGAAAAGATTGTCACTGGTCCCGGCCAGCCCGAAGACGTGCCCGACCTTCAGCCCGGCACCGATCGCACCCGTTCCCGACCATGATGCGAGCCGGGTCAGCGAGCCGCTGAAAGTGTCCGTCACTCCGGAGGTGACGCTGGCGCCCATGAAGTAGTAGGCGGGTTCGAAAGTGATCGTGCCGCCGGACACGGAAGCCTTCATACGGAAAATGACGTATTCGGCTTGCTGCGGCGCGAAGACCAGCGTATTCGTCTTGAGCAGATTGCCGCCCGCGTCGAAAACGTTATAGGTGAACGACGCGTTGGAGATGGCGAACGACCAGCTATAGCCATTAGTGGTGCGCCACCGCATGATCTCGTAGGTGGTCGCCGAGAGGCTTACGTCGGTGAACGACATGGCCCAGGAGAATTGCCACCCGCTGGTCGAGGTGCTCGCGAACGTGCCGCCGTAGTTTGCCGTGGCATCCAAGGAGGCGACCGCATCCGATCCCGTAAGGCCGTCGTCCGCACCGAAGGTGACACCGGAGGTGGCGTAACCCAGCTTTCCGCCCGACACGGTGTTCGAGAACGTTTCCCCCCCGGAACCGCTCTCATCACCCTCGATCGGCCAGTATCCGGTGAGGGTCGAGTACCCCTTGATCTGATTGTGCAGCGGGGACTCTACCGTCTGCGTCCAGTCCATGATCCGGCGCAGGATTCCGGTCGCCTCGACGCGCATGATCCGGCGACCTGTTGCCACTCCGGTCGTCTGGTTGTACGAGAAATTCTCGGTGGTCTCCGGTGTCCACTTGCTGATCTCGCCCTGAAAATCATAATTGCCGTTCACGCTCAAGCGGCATTGGGTATTACGGCCGATCAACCCGTAATAGGGGGAATACGGATTGTCGGGATCATAGGTTCCCGCCTGGTCGAGGAAGGCCCAGTTCATCGTGCTCGGCTTGATCGTCCCCTCATCGGTGTAGCCACGCGAAACCTGCACTTCCGTCTCGGCCAGCACGTCAGAGACGGAGGTCCACGCGCCGTTGACGTACAGCTCCAGCAGGATCGTGTATGCGCTCATGAGGTCTTGATCCCCAGGTGCTCGGCCCGGCCACCGCGACCGCGCATGGCCACGGCTATCAGGTCGACCAGCAAGTCACCGAGACGCGAACCGTCCGAGCCCAGCAGGACAGCACCGGAGTCGCTCGCCCCGGTGGCCGGGATGACACGCTCCCCGGCCTGCAACACGGCCAGGGTCTCCGATCCGGGCACGCCGGGGATCACGCCGCCGGAGTGGAAATGCGGCAGGTTGGGCACGCTGATCGAGTTGCCGCCGATGATCGGCACCCATCCTGGAATGGTCCACGAGAGGCGCCCGACCGTATTGTTCCACGCGGTTGAGATGTAATTGAAGGCCTGCCGGAAAGGTGCGGAGATGGCCGTGGCGACCTTCTTGAAAGCGGTCTCGATCCACCCGGGAACTTTCTTCAGCCAATTCCATACGCTCTCGGCGGCGCTCTTGATACCAGCCCAGCTTTTACGCCAGATCGTTTGAAACCAAGTGGTCTTGGTGGCGATGACGACGATGACGGCGATCAGGGCCACGATCGCGATGATGATCCATGTGGTCGGACTGGCGAGCTGGGCGGCATTCCATGCCCATTGTGCAGCCGTTACCAGGGCCTGTACGCCGACCATGGCGGACAGCAGGGGAGTGATGGCCGTGATTGCGCTGGCCACGCTCTGGATGCCGGACGGATTGGCCTGCATGGTCGCGTCGTTGTAGTCCAGCTGAGCGTCCTTGGCGTCCCGATTGGCCTGAGTGGCATCCAGGGTTGCCTGCTTACCGTCGGTGGTGGCTTGCTTCGCGTCCGCCTGCGCTTGCGCGTAATCGAGGTTCGCCTGCTTGACGTCCTGTCCGGCTTGCGCGAGATCGATCAACGCCTGCTTGGCCTCGGCGGACCCCTTGCCGTTCTTCTTGACGGCATCGTTGTAGGCATCCTGCGCTGTTTGCGCATCCTGCATGGCCTGTTTCTTGTCGATGAGCGCCTGGCTCTCGTCAAGGCCTGCCTGCTTGCCGTCGTTCTGCGCCTGATTCAGGTCGTTCTGGGCCTGCTCAAGGTCGACAGCGGCCTGCCGCTGATCGATCATGGATTGTTCGACGTCAGCCTGAGCACGTGCGAGAGCGGCAGCCCTGGTCTTTCCGTAATTCTGGATGTCGGCCAGTGCCTGCACCCCGCTAGCCGTGTTGTCGAGCGCATCGGAAAGGCCGGACACCCCGGCTCCGAGCTTGCCGATTTTCCCCAGGAAATCGGTGCTGGCGGTCGAGGACTTCTTGAAACTGTCGGAAGACGCTTTTGCGCTGGCCGAGACGTCGTCGGTGGCGGATTCGACGTCCTTCGCCGCCTTGGTCGCGCCCTTGGAATCCCCGGCGAAAGTGATCGTCACCGTTCCGTTACCGGCAGTGGCCATGCTATTTCACCTCCCCGAGTCCCGACTTACGCGTCGCGTCCCGCAATGCTTTCACCAGGATTTTGTTGAATGCGTCCTGATTGCGGTCCATCGTCGGGTAGAGGTACCGGCCACGCTTCAGGAACGGCCGGACCACCGATTTGTTGCGGCCTACCTTGCCGCCGAAGTCCAGCCAGGCGTAGTAGGGCGCACTTCGCCCGCCCGCCGCTACCTTCACCTGATCCTTGATCGCGCGGCTCTTGAGTGACCGCGCTGCGGCCCCGGTCAGTGTCGGCACCTCTGGCCGAGCCTTGCTGATCAGGAAATCCGCGCACGACTTCAGTGCCAGTTTCAGCTCCTTGCCGACCTCCGGATCGAAACGCTTGAGGGCGTTCGACAACTGCTTGATGCCCTCGATCTCCACCCCGATCCGGGACACGTCACACTCCTGACTTCGACCGGGCCAGCTCTTGACGCTGCGCGATCCGGGAGTAGTACATCGACCAGCGCATGAACTCCTCCTGGCTCATCTCCCTGCGCAAACGGGCAACTGTCATGCTCAGCTTCTCGGCGAGGTAGTGCTCGAACTCCAGCGCGGGCTCGTGCTCAAGCTTCAGGTACGCCGCTTTTGTCGGCACCCTCGCCGATGCCCGAGAGCCGGTTGACGACCAAGGCCACCCTGTTGATCTCGTCCGGCTGAGACGACTTCTGCCACTGACCGACCTCGTCCTCAGTCAGCTCCGGCTCGACCATGGCCAGCGCGAGCGAGGCACGCTCCGAGGCCATGGCATCGTCCGGAAATCGCTTCTGGCAGAGGAGGAACTCGAACCGGGAGAGCCCCCGGACGGTCACCGTGCCGACCCCCGGGATCTCCACCTCTTCGGTGTCGACGCCGACGCGCTGAGCGAGAAGCGCTGACTTGTCCATGCCCTGGTACTCCTCAGGTCTGAGTGCTGTTGGTGATGGTGCCGGAGAACTGCAGGTCGACCGACCAGGTGACCATGTCCGCCACCGGATTGGTTTCGGTGTATTTGGTCGGAATGACCGTTACGCTCCGCGCGGGCTTGCCGGTTCCCGTGCCCTCCGGCCGGATGACCCACGTGCAGGACACGCCGACGAGCGGCTCAATCAGGAAGCGCGGGCCGCTCGACGTCGACGAGTCGTAGATTCCCGACATCGAGCCCTGGCCGTTGAGCAGGCCCGGCGAAAAGGCATGCGCGGTAGCGCCGTATGTCGTCGTGTCGTGCGTGTCCGCAGACTTCTCGGTCTGCGAGCTGGTGGTGTAGGCAGACAAGTCCGTGGCGGACAGGCTGACGTAGGTGTTTTTGCCGTGAATGAACGCCATGGCGTCAGCTCCCGCTCCCGCTGATCTGAAGCTCGAAAAGTGCGCCCTGGTAGTCGACGCCGTTCCATGTGACCAGGTCCAGTGCGCAACTGGACACAAAGATGGTGTCGAATGCAGTGTAATCGGAGTAGCCCTCAAGAGCTGCCTTGATCGACGACTCCCCCGACCCGTCGGCGTAGGCGCTGATCCGCTCAAGGGCCGTGCGTGCGTCAGCCTTGCTGGATAGCACCAGGACCGGCCAGACCATCGAGTCCATGCCCCGGTTGTAGGTGTTCGAAAAGGAAATCGTTTCCGGTAGCACGACAACCGCACACGGATCGGAGATCGATTGCGGCGCGCCGACGTAGACCCGCAACGCGTCGCCCGGCTCACCACCAAACGGCAGCACGGTACTGAGCGCCTCGGCCAATTCGTTAGCGATGTTCAGGACGTTCATGAGCCGAACCCCGGAATCACGAACGGGGCTACGAGGTCCTCGACGTCCGGATCGAAGCGGGAGACCTGAATCGGGCCGTCGCTGCCGCGCCCCGCAACGCCCTCAGGGCTCTCCTTGCGAAACCAACGTCGATTGGCCAGTAGAAGAGTCGCCTCGACGATAGCTGACGGAACGCTCGGCCAGCCCCACCTCGCATACACCTGTACGTCGTCCGTGCCCCAGGAGTTGCTCGTCATCAGCAGGCCAGTGATGGGTCGTCCGCGCACGATCGCGTTGTCCGGCGAATAGCTGATTCCCGACAGATCCTGATATTCCCCGCCGATGTAGATCATCAGGTCCGTCTCGGAGCCGATGTCGTCGACGAGTAAGAGCTGGCCCGTGGCCCGCACGACGGTACGACCCATGACCGGAAAAACCCTGGCCGTAGCCGTGGAGTCGAGGTAGAACCGGCGACCTGTGCGATCGTCGATGGCGCGCGAGGCACGCTCGATCCGGTTCGTCAGGGCCGTATCGTCGGTGGTGTCGGAGAGCGGAATCTGACGCATGCTTTTCAGCTCGTCAAGATCGGCATACTCATTCGCCACGTGCCACCCCCTTCAGTGCCTCGATCGCCTGCACGTCCCGAGGCCGTTGCTGGGACAGCCACAACCGATACCGTGCCTCGTCACCACGATACCGATCATCGTTGTTCGACAACGCATAGGTGCTGTCGACGTTGCCCTTTCCGGCGGCCGGATGCATGTGCTCGATCAGCACCTCCGGCAGATACCGCAGAGTGTTCGTGGCGCGCCCGAGCACCAGTAGAGAATTGTCGCAGAACATATGTGCTACATCGGCCGGGACCATGCGCCCGAGTGCCCTGATGATGTCGGCGGACATTGCCCAGCAGGTAGGCAACTTCTCATGCTGGAAGCCATCGTCCGGGTAGACGATCCCGGTCTCCATCTCGTCCAGAGTGCGAATCATCGCCTGTGCCCAGCCACGTGTACGCGGCACGTGATCATCGCCGAGAAAGCCGATGTACTCGAACCCGGCTTCCGCGCTGGCGGCCCTCAGTGCTGCCGCGTTGAGCTTGGGCACGAGCGGATGCCACGCCGCCTCGGTGACGAAGTACACGACGGCTCGCGGATCGGCCGGGTTGGCGTGATGCTCGAAGTACTCCGGGTGCCGAGGATCGTCGGCATCGATGACGAAGATCAGCCGTGCCACCTCGAACGCGTCCGTGGCGTTCCACGCCGCCACCATGCGAGCCACACTCTCCGGGCGTCCACGCGAGGGAACGATGACACACAGCTTGAGGTCGCTCACAGGGTCACGCCCCGGTGCAACTCGTAGTCCCGCTCGCCGATCCACACGGTCTTGGCGTGGGTCGTTTTGATCGCCGTGTCGACGAACGCGGGCGGCTTAGCTGCCGTGCAGTGCAACAGGCGATAAAAAAAGGACAGATCCTCTCCGAGAGTCCGCCCGTCGGAGTAGCGAACCGGCGTCCACCACTCGTCCCCGTACTGCTGCTGCATGGCCAGCGCGGCAGTCCGATGCACGAGCAGGCACGCGGCCCCGGTCGCCCCCACGGGGATGATCTGACCGCGTGGATAGTCCTGCGCGGCCAGGGACCACATGCCGAAACCGCTGCCGTCCCACTCGTGCAGGGTAGGCACGGGCATTCCCCGGTAACCGCCCATGCCGTCCGGACTGGCCGGGGACCACATGAAGCACAACGCGCCGAGTACGGACGCACCCGACATCTCCGCAGATTTCAGCATCCGCTCTAGGGTGTCCGGTTCGAACCCCATGTCGGAGTCGACCTGCCACATCCACGACGCGTCCGAATTCAGGAATGCCGCTGTCATCTCGTTGCGCGCGTCTGGCAGCTCCATGGTCCGGGTGACCCTGTGATGCGGCCAGCCACCGACCATGCGCCTGCCCGAGGTGTGCGTGACGCCGATCAGGGAACGCATGAAAGCATGCTCCACTCGGCCGCCGTTGGTCAAGTAGTAGGCGAAGACGCTCGGGGCCGTCGTCATTCCTGAACCGCCTCGGTTTCACGTGAAACATCGGCCCGCATCATGGCGAGCGTGCGCTGCCCGAGATAAAACTCTTCGTCGACCCACACGGATTTCAGGTGCGTGGTGCGCACCCCCGTGTGCACGAACAAGGGAATCCCAAGGCGGCCGAGACGGGCACAGAACGCGATGTCCTCCCCCATCAGACCTTCGCCCGCCTCCATGCGCGCCCGGTCGAACCACACGTCGCCCATCTGCTCACGCATGACCTGAAGCGCGCTGCGATGAATCAGCAGAAAAGCCGCCCCGGTGGCCGCTACCTGGGTGACGACGTCGGCGCTGTAGTCGTAGCGCAAGGAAAAGCCCCACTTGCGGGTTTCCTTGTTCTCCGTCCAGTCGTACAAGGTCGGGAAGGGCTGCGTATGGAAGCCGCCGACGCCGTCCGCCTCGACCTGACGGAGCCCGAAGCACAAAGCGCCGATGACCGGGGCACCCACGGGATCGGCCGCGTCAAGCAGCATCTCCAGCGCGTTCTCGCTGAAACCCATGTCGGAGTCGATGAACAGCAGCCAGTCGGCCGAGGACTCGTCGAGCAGATAGGCCGCTGCCTGGTTGCGCCGGTCAGGGATGGTGTTAGGACTGGCCGGGAGCAGCATCGGGCCACCACCACGGATGAGGCTGCCGGTGGTGGTGGCATCGTGGGCGAACAGACGCATCAGCGAATCGGTGAAACTCGTCGAGTTCTGCCCATCGGGCGGGCACAGCGTCACGGCCAGCACGGAGACAGGGTTGCCCTGGTTATCGGTCATGAGTCAGATCGTCTCACGCCGCTGAGTGGTACCCCGCCGCTCTCCAGGGGCGGCGGTCACCGTCTCGATACGCGGCTCGGTTTCACGTGAAACACGACGCTTCGGTCCCGTATAACCGGGTGTGCGCCGCACCGAGTCGGGGTCGCGGAACAGGTCGGGGCGCGCCTTGACGAACGGATCCTCGGATCCCCACGCCTGTCCGCGCACGACCTGCACGGGCTGTCCCTGAAACTCGGTCAGGCAGCTATCCGAGGCGTATACGTAGCTCTCGCTCATGCTCTCTCCCATTGCCCTGGGTGGTGTGTGGGGGACATGTCCAGGGCAAGCCACGTCCCCCACAACCTATGCCCGCCGGTCACGGGGAAGGAACCGGCGGAGTTTCGATCAGGCCTGCGTCAGCAGACGGAAGCCCGACGAGTTGATGACGTTGCTGCCGATCCGAGCCCACATCAGCGTCCCGCGCTGTCCGGTCGGGTTGCCGGTGGTCGTGTCGAGGACGTGCTGAACCGTCTCGACGGTGGCCCCGACGCGGTTGGCGATCAGGAAGTTGCGGAAGTCACCGACGATGACCAGACCCAGAGACGACGCCGAAGTGGCACCGTTGGTGCCGACGGCGGGATCCATGTAGTCGTTGTAGTGGACGGGCTTGCCGAACAACCGGTCCACGGTCTCCTGGCCGACGCTGACCGTGAAGTTGGCGTCCGAGTTGTTCGATCCGGCAGCGAACTGACGCACGGCGTTGAGCACCGACGTCGACGCCATCCAGCGCGCCGCGCCACGGTAGCGGATCGGCAGAGCAGCCCACAACTTGTAGAGATCGGCCGCGTACAGACTGCCGTCGGTGCTCACCAGGACCTGAGACGCGGACGTTGCCTTCAGCGAGGTCGAGATACCGGTCGGCTGAGCGGTAGTGCCGAGACCGATCGTGAACGCGCTGACCAGCGCCTCCTGATGCGCGCTGCCCATCACGTTCGCCATCTCGGACGCGAAGTTGGGGTAGTCCCCGCCGACCTCGAACGAATACTTGACGTACGTGGTCAGCTTCTTCGTGGGAACGGTGGGCTGCGCCAGGGTCGGCTCACCACCGGTGACCGTGATGCCCTCAGTCGCCCAGTAGGACGTGGCACCCGCCGACGAGACACCGTTCCACGTCGAAGTAGTGATGTCCTCCACCCGGGCGATGTCGAAAAAGTCGTTGGGGTGACCCTGCGCGGTCAGGATGATCGTCGGGTCGATCAGGACCGGGACGCCGTAACCACCGTTCGCGGCGGTCAGCGACATGGCCGCGCGCAACTCGTTGACCAGGTTGACGGCGCGGCCCTCTTCGGCCGTGAGGACCGGGGCACCTCCACCAATCAGCTTCATGAACGCGCTGCGGTAGGCCTCACTCTCGCTGGCCAGCATGTAGCGGGCGAACTGGTCGCCGTTGAAATTGTTGCTCTGCGTCCGGACCAACCGGTCGACGCGGGCCTGAGTGCCCGACAGGTTTTCCAGGTGGTACGTGTTCTCGCGCTGCTCCAGCACGGCCAGTGCCTTCGAGCGGGCCTCGGCGCGCGGCAGCGAACGGACGTCGGAACCGTCGAACGGATCCTCCTTCACGCCCATCTGAACCGTGCCCCAGCGCGCACGGGACTCGGCGATCCGGGCGGAACGCTCCTCACGCTCGATGCCCTCACCGAGCGTGACGTGCTCGGACTCCAGTGAAGTCCACCGGGTGGCCTGCTCGTCGGTCAGGGCGGCATCCCCGGCCGCCTCATTGATGCCTCGCAGCTCCGCCTCGATGGCGGCGCGCCGAGCACGCATTTCCTCCAGAGTCATCTCTGGTTTCCCCCTAGCGGGTCAGCATGAACAGTCTGCGGTTCCGCTCGCCTTTGCTCATGCTGTGACGGCCCGGCTCGGGTGTCGGCTGCACGACGTCCTTCAGCGCCTGCTGACGAACGGCCTCGATCTCGATCGGGGTGCTCAGCCCGTTCAGCGCCCGGAATGCGGCGTAAGTGCGTACCAGGTCATCGTAGCGGTCGGGCTCGCGGGAACGCAGCTCCTCCCCGAACCAGCTCGCGCCGCTACGCAACCCGGCCGTGGCGGCCGGGTTGGCGGGCCACGTGACCGGCCCTGCCTCCATCAGACGCACTTCGGTGATGGTGCGCTCCGGCAGCCCCTCAGGGTTGCTGGCCGACGCCTCGGGCTCGTAGTCCCAGTTCTCCCCGAGCGCCTCGAACATGAAGGAGGCGCCGTACGCTCCAACACGCAAGCCCGGCGCAAGATCTCGGTTGTACGAGGTGTCAAGCAAGGCGCCTTCCAGGAAGGCGCTGTTCTTCGTCTCACCGAAGTCGCTGGCCACGGCCAGGGGTTTGTCCCCGATGGTCAAGTCCTGACCGTGATTGAACAGGATTTTGGTCTGGCCGCCGCGCTCCGCCAAGGTCTTCTTGAACGCACCCGGCGAGACGCGCTCCATGAAGATGCCCTCCCACGCCGAGCTGATCCGATACCAGACATCGAAAACGGAGAAATCGACACGCAGCGTACCGAGCTCATCGGCCGGGGCAGCATCCTGCTCAGGCTCGGTTTCACGTGAAACATCGGGCTTGACGCGCTCGGCCAGCGAGGGGGAGGCGAACCCGCCCCGGATCGCGTACAGGCCACGCAGTGAACGGGTCACGGCTCGCCCCTTCCTAGGACGCTTCGATGACGGTCGGAGTGGGATAGAGGAACGTCCCGTGGGAGCACATGGGCAGGGTCGGGCTGTAGGTGCCGGAGTCGTCCGTATAGGACTCGAACCACCGAACCAATGCCCAGTCCTGTCCAGTCCACGGGTGGCAGAGGCATCGCAGATAGTAACCGAGATGACCCGATTCGTCGGCAGGCTCAACAGTCACACTCTGCGCGATCCGGCACGTATGACCGACGTCCCCGACGTACTGATTCGGGACCTCGATGAACTGAGAGGATGCGCTCACGGATTCTCCTGGGGAGCACTGTCGGGCGGGGTGGCGTTGTCGTTCGCGGGGTCACTGACAGGGTCACCGACGGGATCCGGAGCCGGAGCGCTGGCCCCGTTCGGCTCATCGCCCCAGGCAACGGGCGGTTCGTTCTCCAAGTCGCGAACCTCGTTGACCGTCATCCAGCGCCCGGCCAGCGCCGCCGTATACGACTGGTAGCGCTGAAGCGTGTTGGTGGCCAGCAGGGCATCCCGATCGAACTCCACGTACTGCGGCTTGGGCAGGAACTCCGAAAGGAGCCGCTCCATCCGCTTCGCCCACTTGTTGACCGCGTATTTCAGCAACTGAATATCACGGTCCTGAAGGTTGACGTAGGTCAATTGCTGTCCGGTCGGATAGCCGAGAATCTCCGCGATGCCAGGGCCGAACATTCGCGCACACTGAGCCTCGGTGTAGCCCATGGTCTGGAGAAACTGACTCTCCTCGGGGTTGACGGAGAGCTGGTCGTACTCCCACCCTCGCCCCATGACGATCGGCTCCCGGCTACCGGTGACCGAGGACATGAAACCCTGCTTGACCTCACGCCCCTGATCAGGACCGATAGGCGCCACGGTGTTACGCAGGATACCTACCGGCATGGCGTTCGAGTCGAAGAAGGACTTCCCGAATCCGGTCGCGGCCAGGCTCAGACCGATCTGGCGAGCATGCCTGCTGATCACACTCTCACCCTGCACGACTCCCGGGATGACATTGACCCGTTTATGCAGGAAAGCGCCGCCGACCGAGCTGAAATTCGCCGCGCCGGTCACCCCGGAAACGCTCCACTGAATAACGCCCTGATCGTCGATGTAACCCGAGACGGAATCGGGGTGGAACAGGACGGCTTGCTGGAGGAATCCCGTCGAGCTGCGCGCGAGTACGCCGCCGTACAGGTTGCCCCGGTACAGCCAGGAGTACAGGCCCTGCGCCATCCAGTCCTCGACGCCGTGCCCGTCACCGGCCGGATCCTCAAGCCAGGACGGAGTCTTGATCTTGCGCCGCGCACCACCCTGCCCGCTGTAGGCCTGAATGGGCAGCTCGGAGACGATCGACGCGATCAGGTCCACCGCGCTGGACACGGCCACCGACTGGGCGGCGGCAGAGATCTGACTGCCGTCGGCGTAGGCGAACGGGCTCGATCCGGCCACGATGTATGACGACGTCGGCGTGAACGTCGGCTGAGGCACGGACGCGCGCTCCTCACGTCGCCATGGTGCCCACCAGCTCATCCGCGCTCCTCAGAAATGGATGTCCCCGAGAGGATCATAGTCATCGGGCACCGTGGCGATACGCGCGTCATACGCCCATACCGAGCCCGTAGCGGCGATCAGCGCGGTCAAATTCACCGAGGTATCCGTCTGCACCCACTTAATCGTGTCACCCACGATACGGGTCTGCGCCTTACTGGCCGCTCTGTCCAGGGCCGGATGCGGCACATGCCGCAGTGTCTCTTCCTGCACGGCGTCGATCAACCGGCCGCACGCCGCCGCCATGTCCACCCCGTTGAGCACGATCAAGTCACCACGCTCGATCGGGAACATTGGATCCCGGTCCTTGGTGAAATCGGCGGGCTGACCGATCCCCCGATCAAGCAATGCCTCCTTCAGTGAGGCATGCGTGCCGCGCCCCATGCCGATACACAGGGGCTTCAGCGTGCCCTTGATCTCGGCAATGCGGTCAGCCAGCCAGAAAACGCCGGGCCGATGGTCGATGATCTGCACGTGACCCAGGAGGTCTTCGCGCATCGAGAACATGGCGATGGAGGCCCACTCCCGGTTGACGTCGATGTCCACGAAGATCGCGATGTCGGCACCCTCAGCGCGATGCGAGAGTTCATCAGTGGTCGAGCCCCACTTGTCCGGATCCAGCCGACCGCCGTCCTCAAGATCGGAGAACGATCCCAGGCGCTCCCTGGCGAACTGTTCCGGCGGCACCGACCGCAGCTCACGCCTGATCGTTTCCGCATCGATGCGCAGATTGAATGCCCGGTTGGCCTGACGGACATAGCCCCACAGCTTGTCCGAAACCGGCTCATCGGACAAGACTCGCTCCCTGGCCTCCTGCACCACCTTGATGATGTCGGGATACTTGTCTCGTGCACACCACTCGTAGTAAGTCATGCCCGGCGCACCCTTGCGGCCACGCTTGACGATCGGCCGCAGCACATCCGAGCTGACCAGCGGGGCGCTCGACGCATACCAGACCTGGGGATTGTCGGCGGCCGAGATGGCGAACATGAGCGCCGCCATCTGTTCGGAGGTCATGGCGAAGGCTTCGTCGAGAAACAACGGGCTGACACCGGCGAATCCACGGCCGGATCCGCCGGAGCGTGCCAGGAAGCTCAGAACGCCGCCGTACATCATCTGAATCTCGGTGGCGTGCGTGCTGGTCCGGATGGCCTTGACACGTTTGCGCAGATGATCCCAGTTGTCGATGTGCTGCTTCATCCGGCCGAAGCCCTGCATCGCCGTCTTGAACTCGTGCGCGGTCCAGACAATGAGAGGCTCCTGGACCAGGAACAATCCGGCCAGCGCGCGAATCTCCAGCGCCACGCTCTTGCCGTTCTGGCGTGGCTCGATGTCGGCCACCTCGGTAGACAGCCACTTCCCGGTGACCCTGGTGGACAGCCCGCTCCTGACGATGTCCTGCTGGCCGGGGTCAGCGTGCAACCCGATGCTCTCGGCCAGCTCGACAGCCTCCTGACCCCACCCGCCCACGGCGCCAGGAGGTACGTAGCGGTAGGTCGGCTCCTGCTCGCCGAGGAGCGTAGCCCCGTGCTCATCCATTGCCCTGGATTCTCCTCACTGACCGGCCGCGCGCCGCTGCCGTCTGGCCGCGATCTCGTCAAGGGGGTCAGCCGATGCCGGAACCTCACTGTCACGTTCGCGCAGCTCAGTCAGGATAGCCCGGAATTCGCGCGAGATGGCCGATGCCTCGCGCGCCGGGGGACCGTCGTCCAGTAGCTCGGCCAGCACGCGGGCGCTCTCGGCAAGCGGGGATTCCTTCAGCTCGGAATTGTATTTCGCCAATTGCCTTTCAAGCGAATTCGTCACGCGCCCCACGACAATACCCCCTGGTCTGGTAGGAATATAAAGCATCCTAGGCTGGATGTTGAGCGGATGCTCAAGATCATTTTAGAGCTGAACAATTGTTTTTCGTCGACCATTCGGACTTAATTCAAGTCCTAATATCACGCTGCGTGACAGTTTAAGCTACAACCAACTTTGTACCAGGCAATGTTTGCGCAGGTCAGGGCGTTGCTTGACGCGTCAACCTTGGCGAAATTACTCTGTGCACACAAATTGAAGATTGCA